GCCACATTCTGGCTGCGGCCCCCCGAGTTGGCTTTGACCGTCCCCGGCTCGCTTTCGCCGCGTCGGCGTCCACTTTGCGGGTCGTGTTTTCGGGTAGCGAAACAGTCGGCGGGTAGTCCCCGCTCTTATTAGTATCCGGCTCCGATCTTCAGCAGCCGTTGGGCGGCGTCGGACATCTGTGAAACTCTCTCGGCTCTGGCCTGAGATTGCTTGGCAAGCTCACCGTCACGCACGATTTCGGTCATTCCGGCCTGAAGTGTGCCAACGACCTTCAGCGCGACGGACAGCGTGGCGATCATGTCCGAGCGGCGGTGCGGAGCAAGCTCGGTCGTTGCTACTTCGGTGAGGCGCGCGGTGTATTCGTCCTTCAGTTCGGCGAACATTGGCGACAGGAACTCATCCAATGCCGCTTGCGCGCGGGTGGCGCGGGCGATGCGCTCGGCTTCGGTCACTTGTTCAGTGCCCCGCCACGGCGCAGCGTCTTCACCTTGGCCTTCGACTCATCGGCCTTCAGCTTCATGTCGTGCTCGTGCTTCTGCGCTTCCATCTGCATCTCCATGCGCTGGAGCATCATGTCGAGATTCTGTTGGCGGACGGCCAAATCGGCTTCCATGTTCGACTTGAACTGTGCAATCGCCGCGTCGCTTTCGTGCTTCTGGGCCATCAGCGCGAGCTTCTGTTGTCCCTCCTGCTGCGCCTGCTGCAACTTGGCCTGACCGATCTGCATCTCGGCCATCACCTTCAGCATGTTCGGATCAGGCTGCGGCTCCTGCTGCGGTGCTTCGTCGGGGTGCGTGAAGATGTCGTTCGGGGCCAGCCCCATGTCCTTCGCGCCCGCGCTAAGGTTATTGAACACGTTCTCCCAGCTGCAAATCGGTGCGCCGGCTTGCATCAGCAGCGTCTGGGCCTGTGCGATCATGTTGCGATACATGATGCGGTCCTGCTTGGACCCGGAGCCAAGGCCCACCGTCACCTGGACTTCCATGTCCTCGGGCCATTGCGACGGATCGACCTCGCGATATTCGCCATCGACGCGGATGCGGAAGGGCTGCGCATATTTGCGCATCAGCCCGACCTTCTTCATAAATAATCGCGCAACGCCTTCCGCGAAGTTGCGGATGATGTAGCGCTCCATCTGCTGGCCGCGCGCCATCAGCTGCGCTTGGCCCTTGGCGGTGTCGTTGAGCGTGTCTTCGTCAACGCCCTTGTTGAGCCGCGTAATGCCGGTCCTGGACTCTCTCTGGCGAATCTTGAACTCGATTGCCGCCATTGCCGTGGCCGACACGTCCGCCCGTTGTTCGGGGATGGGCGGAACGACGCCGGCAAACCGCACCACGCGGCCCGGCCGGATCGTCAGAAGGTCATCGAGTGTATGATCGCCAATCGCGTCTTCCGAGATGAACGTCCCCGGCGCGGTCTGCTGGTAAAGGCTGTCCAGCATGTTGCGTTCGAGCACGGTGTTGACGCGCTGGATGTCCATCGTCTTGTCGGCCAATGACTGACCCACAAGCCGCCCCTGCATCGGGAACGGGCACCAATATTCAAACGGTTGGTAATCGACCTCCTCGATCTTGAGGATCGTGTTCCCAACCCGGTGGATGCACAGCCGCTCGCTGATCCCGTCGCCGTTGAGATCGTAGAGGACATATTCTTCCCGCAGCCACACCTTGCGGTTGGGGCCTTGGCGGTCGAGCACGCCGAGCCAGTTGTTGCGGCCGTCCTCGCGGGCGTTGGCAAGCGAATTGATGAACGGCGTCTGCCCGTCGCTCAGTGGTATGCCGTCAACGTCGAGCCCCATCTCCTTCAGCTCGGACAGGCTCTTTTCCGTCAGGTGGCAGAGATAGACCGCCGTCTCCAGGTCGCGTGCGTCAGGAGCGCGAAGGAACTCCTCAAGCGGCACATGGTAATCGGGGAACTGAACCGGTGAATCCTCGAGCGTGACCGCGCGGATGATCGGTGCGCCGTCCTCCGGGTGGACCTGTCCCGTCTCCTCGGCTTCGATCGCATCGTCGGGCATGAAGGCCGGGTGATAATCCGCAACCACTCTCTGCTTCTTGCGCTCGACGCAGGTCTTGACGATGCCGATCTTCTCAAGCAGCCCAGCCTTGGCCCAGTCGTGGATCAGGCGATATCCGGACTTCTTGCGGTAAAGAAAGTGCATCGCCTCGGTCGCGTCATCGGCAATGTCCTCGTCGTCTTCGGATGAAGGCTCGAACTCCACCACGCGGCCCGATGCCACGAACGCGTCGAGCACGGATGTCAGCATATAGTCGGTGGTTTCCGCTACGTCCCGCGCAACGACCTGCGAGCGCCCGTCCTCTTCGTCGCCATATTCCGCGCCGTTGTAGGAGTTGATCGCCGCCTCAACGTCGTCGAGCAGCTGCCCGTCATAGGCGCGGGCTTCCTCCGATTGAAGGAACGCGAGGAATGCGGGATCGACTTCCATCCTATACGATCCCCTTGTTGGAGTAGCTTAGCGGCTTGGTCTTGACCGACTTTGGCGCGACCGCTGCGGTTTCAAAAGACTTGTATCCGTGGCTGAACTCGTCGTGGCGGGCCGTGTCTTTCCACGTCCCCATCTTGTCGTCCCAGTCCTTGCGGTAATTATCGAGGCACTGAATCAAGCGAGCGCAGCGCTCCTCATCAATCCATACGCTCGGCAGGAAAGCGCGCGATGCCTCGATGCCAGCTGACTCCGTGGCAATCCGCGGAACGATTGTGATCGGCTTGATTCCGGCCTCTTCCGCCCATTGCTTCTTCGACTTGGCAACCAACCCAAGCGAGCGGTGGTCGCCGTCGTGCGGGAAGAAATGCCGCCCGTAGATATACTTCTTGTCGTTCAGGATGCGGGCATAATGCTCGAAACCCTCACCGCTGTTCTCGTAATAGTCGATAATCCGCTCTTCGATGCCAAGCTGCTGCTTGAACGTCATCGCCATCGCATCGCCAACGCCCAAGTCCCAGTAAACATCCACCGGCTTGTTCAGGATCGGAATGCGGCAAATGCGCCCCTGTTCGCGCATCTTCCGCATTTCCGTCGCGAAGTAAGCCCCCTCGATCGAAGCCTCGAACGCCTCCTCCGGTGTGGAGGGGTATTCGCGCTTCATGTCCTCGCCCTGCTCTTCGGACTTCTTCACATACCAAGCGCGCTGCTCACGGCTTAATGTGATGCCCTGACTTTCGAGCTTGGCAAAATATTCCTTGTGCTCGGTTGTTTCGACCACTTCGGCGTCGAGCGCGTATTCCGAGCTTGTCCACCACGGCGCGAAATGGAACTTCCAATCCATTTCTGTGAGCGGATCGCCCTTGGCCGCTCTGTTCTGAGCGGTTGTCGTCATGTCGTGGAAGTCGCCTGTCTGCCCCTCGGCAGTGGACTCCACGGTAATCTGCTGGCCCAGCGCCACCGTGTTGAACGCGCCGGTCTTTACCTCGCGCGCCTTCTCGGGAAACTTGGCGCAGAGCTTGCCGTATTCCGAAACATGCAACCGTTGGATCGTGCCCGAGCGCAGCGATGTGCCGACGCGGATTGACGATCCATTGCTGAACTTCAGACTGCGAACCGTGTCGTTGGTCGCACTTACCGCCGCTTTGAACTCGTCCGGCAGCTTGTCATACGCGAACTTGATCTTGTCGGCGAAGAACGCCTCTGCGTCCTGCAAATTATGCGCAATCACGCCGGCTGACGTATTCGGTCGGAACAGGCAATCGTCCAGCATGTCGAGCTGGATGACCGTCGTAAAACCCTTCTGCCGGGCCTTGAGAACGATATCCAGGCCGTGGCGCTCGCTGATGAAGCGCTCCTGATCCTCGTTCATCACGAACGGGATTTCTTTACCGGCCTTGTCCTTGATCGTGTAGAAGCCGCCCCTGAGCCGTGCCAGCTTGTCCGGCCAGCGTTCGGCGCAAAGTTCTAGGAACTCAGACCCAGCCACGCCTTCGCCTTGTCGCTCAGGTCGTGCGTGACCTCGTGCTTCTGCGCCTTGTTGTCGCTGAAGGCATTGGAGAGCTTGCCCAGATACCAGCGGTCAGCATCGAACGCCAAGCGACCCTTCGCTGCATCCTCGGCAACGTGCGCCTTGATGCGGGCCTGTTCAGCGAGATAATGAAAGCCCTCCTCGCGCGCGTGCGTAACTGCGACATCAAACTCTTCGTCATCGGCCTGCCAACGCTGAACAGTTCGCGCCGAAGGCATTCCATCTTCGCGGCAGATCGAACTTAGGCTACGTCCTTCCATGAGCAGCGCGAGAATGCGCTCGCGAACCTCGTCCATTCGTAACCCTCGCTTTCAGCTCCCTCGCGGGTGGGCTGTTTCAGGTTCAGTTGTGCAGGTGCATGTTGGTCAGCGAGCCTGACCATGCCGGTGGAATCAGCATCCATCCGCTGTCTGTCTCAAGGACGTGCGGCAGGCTCGACCCGTCAACCTGTGGATTACGTCCACCAGCTCCCATCCCACCGTGGAGCTGCTGCGTGTTGCTGATGTAGCTGTTGTTCATCTCGTGCGTGGTGTGGTTCTCGACGCCGATGCTGGTTTCCCAAATCCGCATGATGTCGTCATCCCATCCACCGAACCAGTCGGTGTGGAACGTCGTGCCGGGCGGAACCTGGGTGGTCGTCAGGCCCTTGGCGGCGCGGTAGGAGATATCGCTCGACAAATCCCAGCGCTGGCGGTCGCTCCATCCATATTGCGTGAAATCGACCTGGACCGTCAGGGCGGGTAGGGTATAACCATTGTAACCGCAGACCCACTTGGATTTGAGGTTGTCCCAGACCTCCTGATAGACGTTCTTGTAACCGCCCGGAGCCCACAGGTTCAAACCGTCAAAACAGCGCGGGCCGGTGATGCGGATATGCAGCTGCGACTTGCCTTCGATTGTGGTCGAGGCGACCGTCTGCGAATTGCTGACCGTGTAGGTTCCCGTGCCGCCGGCACCCGTCCCCAGTGCGGTGATGACCGTCCCCGCAGTTATCCCTGTCCCGCTCAAGCTCTGCCCGGCGCGCACAGTGCCGCTGGTGACAGCCGTCACCGTGAGCGTCGTTCCCGAGATTGACCCTGTGACCTTGGAATATTCGCACGTCCCGCCGAACGGGTCGGAACCGTCTGCGTTCTTCAGGACAGAAACCGATGCGGGCGAGGCTCCGTCACAGGTGTAGAGTGCTCGCGATGCATACGTTCCGCCTGGAGGTGCCAGCATGTAACGCGTCGATCCGTAAGCGGCGTTGGCCGTATCCAGGGCGGGTTGCAGCCATGCGAACTGATTGGTCGGGCTCGACGAGTCCATGTCGAAGCCAAGCACGTAACGAAGCCCGCGCGGGACATAGGCGGCACGCTTCATGTCAACCGGGTTGGCCTCGTAATAGACCGTTACGCTGTCCGGCTTGATCGCGTAGTTCTTGCCGTTTCCATAAGGATCGAGAACGACGACGCAGGGAAACCAGTAGCCGGTTCCGTTAGCGTCCGTCCCCATCGCCGTGCTGTCGATCGCGTGCTTGCGCAACGTCTTGTAGGTTGAGTAGGCGTTGACCGAACCAGCACCGAAGAAGCAGTGCAGGTGGCTTTGGCCTGGTTGCCCGTAGTTCCTTACTGGGTCGTCGGGCAGCATGAAGCCGAAGTCGATGGTGGTGCGGAACTTGGCGGTGTCCGCAGTCCCGCCGTCAAGGGTCGTCAGCTTGAAATTGGTGCTCCCGCCCGCGACCGTATCGACGCGGTTGGTGAGGCTCGGGATGGGGATATTGGTTAGCTGGTAAGACGAGACCGGCATCGGCGTGATGGTCGAATTGATCTCGACGTTATCCGAGCTGTCGGTCTTGTATTGCGGCGTGAACGATACGTAATCCGGCACGTCGGGTGGCTTTGGAAAGCTCTGCGCGGCGGTCGTCCACATGAGCGCCAGAAGCGCAACAATGATGCGCCTCATGTCGTGTATGTCCTCGTTTCGCCGTTGGCCCAGCCGGTTGCGCCGGTCACGGTGATGATGTCAGTCCAGGCTGAGGCATCTGCCGAGCCCTGCAACACAAAGTCCTTGGGGGCCTGTGATCCGTTGTTCGAACGGGCCGAAACCTTCAGTTGATTAATGGCTTTCCAGTTGCCCGAGGTTGCGCCGTAATCGGCCTGTATCCAGTGCGGGAACGCGGTAACGGTGCCGCTGATATGCGACTCCCAGAAGCTCGTTGCGCTGTCATCGAATGCGTTTGCAACCGATCCGGCGTCCAGCGACGTTTCCTGATCCGATGCGGTGAAGGTCTGCCCGCTGGTCGTGTCCGAGCCGCCAACCGTTTCGGATAGCTCCACTTCACCGATCGTGCAGACTCCGGAACCGCTGTTCCCGGCGGTCATGTAAATGCGGTAATAACGATAGGCCGTCGTGTTCCCGAGGTTCGTATCGGTGAACGTGTCCGACCATCCGGAAGCGTCGGCTTGGAACGACAGCGCATTGCCAAGCGGGTCGTTGCCAGTCACTGCTGTTGCGCCGCTCTCATTGTCCCTCAGTGTTCGGATGCGGGCATAATAGGCCGTGCCGACGACCGGCGTGGCAAGGTTGATATCAGCGTCCGCCGACGACCAGGATGCGCCGTCGATGAAGAAGATGATGTTCTGTTCCGGCGTGCTGAAGTCGGAATTGTAATCGATCTGAAGCTGGGCTCTCAGTCCCGCGACATAATCCGTCGTGCTCCATTCAAGAACCAGCGGAGCCGTTCCGAGCGCCGAATAATTCGTCAGGGTCGGCGTTGCGAGACCCGAGCCTGAATCTGACGAAGATGTCAGGGCGTCGAGCGACGGGGTTCCAGTGCCGGTAATCTTAAGCGCGCCGGTCAGTGATCCCGTAAGGTCGCCCAGCGCCCCGCTTCTGGATGCGGTGAGCTTGAGCTTTGCCGATCCCGATGCGGTCAATGCCGAAAGTGAGCCGACCAGCGATCCAGCCTGGTAAACCTGCCCGGTGAGGGAAGTTATCAGGCTGTCGAATGTTGAAGCGAGAGCGCCGAACGTCAGCGGTGTGTTGACCTGGAGGACGCTGCTTGCGGTGAGTTGCAAGTCGCCGAGCAGACTTAACAGGACCGCGCCGGTCGGCGGGGACTGGGCCAGCGCCTTGTTGCCCTTCCTGCGGACATACTGGTTCAGCCGCACCCACGCGCCCCCTCTGGCGTAGTTGGCCGGCGACCAGGACATCGCCTCAGCTGTTGGCGTCGGTGAGCGTGAA